GTGCAATTCCCTGTGGTAAGAACGAAAGATCCTTTTCTACCGTAAACACGCCAGGACTTACAATTCTTTCATTAGCCACTATTTATCTCCAAAAAATTGTGTAATTATCTCTTCTATAAATATGAGTGAAAAAACTCAAACTTATGAAGCGGATGGAATAAATCTTCCAGAATCTAAGTCAAGAACACCGTCTCCATACTTTTGATTCAAAGATTCAACGAGTTCTTTTTCATCAGTTTGTAATTGTTCGTATTGTTGAAACAAACCATCACGAATTTCAGTGATTTGATCTAATCTTTTCTTTAGTAGATGCAACTCTACTTCAATTTGACCAATTTGTGCTGTATTCGTTGCATATTTAGACTGTAAGTCTTTTACCGCTTGAATATCGGTTTGTTCAAATTCTTTTCCTACTTGTTCAGACATAAAAACCTCTTCTATTATTATAAAACATAACTACTAGTAATAAATATCAATCATTTTCAGTAGAATACACATCTGCGCTCTTTTCAAGGCTGTTATCACGAAAATCATTCAATCTTCTCTGCAAATCTTCTGATCTTTCTCGTTCATCTGTATTGATATTTCTGAATTGACCTGAATTATAAATTGCATCGTTTTGATTGAATGGTGTGATAACATCTTTGAATGATTCTGATCCAAATGATATTTTGTTTGGTCCGACTATTCGTTTTGTTGTAACTTCTGTCCCTACACTCTTTGGAAGTAAATAACCATGAACAGTTATCTGAAAGGAGCATCTTACCACTCTGTCTTGACCTGTTGTGTTATTATCTTCCATTGCAAAAGATTCTACGTTTGTAGAAAACTTGAACGAATTACGTTCTCCAAATGACTGTCCAGTAAAATATACAAATTGTTCTACAATATAATTCAACTGATTTTGATATTCCGTCCAAGCAATAAAATCATATGTAACATCAACATAATCAGGTATAGGAGTTACTATGTATTCTCTAACTTGTTTACTGCTGTTACCATACAATGTAGAAAATTTATCGTAAGGTGAATTCTTGTTATACTGTTGTTTTATGATATATCCAATCTGATTTGTTGTTGCAACCTTATTACGTCTCATCTCACTTTTCATGTTTACACCTGAACGTCTGAATGAAATGAGTGGTACGAGTGTCTTACCTTTCTTATCTTTTAGATACCCGTTTCGTTGTATCGATGCCCACTTTTCAGAGTTTGCATAAAGTGTTGGAACTTTTGTTGACTCACCGTTATCATCTACTGTCAACAACATTACATTATCTATAAATGATTTTACGGCAAAATCAATATCATATAATGTAATACCGATTGATTTCGTTTTATCCTTATCTCTACGAATCTGTGTGTGTCTTGCTTGACCTAAATCAATACGTGGTCTTTCCACAAGATTTTTGTCATCAATAAAAGAGTCAATCGTTCTTTTTACCGGAGGTTTACGATATGGTGATGAGTTTTTTGGCATTAGATGTTATCAGGTAAGTTATTGTTTTCGTTCATTCTTGGAGCAGAACGTATTTCTTCCACATGGATACGAGAACGTCTTGTCAAGTGTGTATTGGCTATAATTGAAACATTATGACCCCAACGTTCAGTTGCAAAAGAATAATCAGGATTCTTACCACCGAAGTATTGATTTTCCTGAATTGAATCTATTTCCCAATATTCGCCGTTATATTCTATAACATCACCGACTTCAACATATGTCTCAAAGTCTTTCAATAATTCACGGATAAAACCAAAATCACAAGCTTGGGTATAATCTTGACCGAATTCAGTTCCTTCGAATGTTTGTGGTTGGCGGTTGATAAGTGATGGTATCTTTATTGGTTGATTGTAGATTTTTTTATCAGACTCGTCGTAGATATTTGTTTTTGTGTCATCTAATGAAAGTTTGTAAAGTGCAACCTCCGTATCAATAATGTCCACAATAAGTTCCATATTAAACTTGTGAACCAAACCAGCATCTCTTTGTCCATGAAATAATGGCATCAGTTTATCCTATGTAAATCTTCAAAGGTGTTCCGTTCAGAGCAACATTTAAATGTTCCGTCTCTGCACGTTTTGCTTCAAGAAGTTTTGAACGAGTCATTGTATCCAACATTGTTCTCAATTCTTCAATAAGTCCTTGTTTTTCTGTTCCAGCTGCTGATAATAGGTCTGCTGCATTGAGTGTGGTTTCTCCGTTTGGAATTGGAATCGTTCCATACTTACCACGGATATACCCCAAATTTTCCTTTACAAGAGCAAGTGTATAACGGTAAATCCATTGACGACCTACCGAGTTTATCTTACCATACAACATTCTTTGATATGGAGCATTTGAAATATCAGATACAAATCCAGTTACCCCAGACCCTGATAATGGTTGGTATTTTAGAGGATTTGAACGTTCTTCTTTTACTATGTATTCAATCCAAAGTTTAAAATCTCTAACAGGTCTTGGGAAAATACGAAGTTGATTGTTTATTATTTCAAAAGAGTACGATGACTTTCTCATCAAATCGTTGAACTCAATCGCCTGAATACGAAGTAAGTCAGCATACATAGGCATCAACATGAAAGAAACACCCGTTGAGTAAGCACCGAATCCGAATGTATCTAACATCGCCTGATTACCCAAGTATGGGTCATAGAAACGAATAGAAGCTGGTGGGGCATAATGATGTACTCTTTTTATTTCAATTGAAGACGTTGGATTGTGTATGTCTCGTATCAATGAATTCAAATTATAATTTTGACGATCTGTCTGAACATCTATTGATGCAGAATAAAAATTCACATTACCGTTCGTAAATGTTTCTGTACCGTATTCTGTTGCGAGTTGAACAAGACCACCCATGTTTGTTGATATATTCTGATGAGTTAGGTTATTATCAACTGGTGTACCCATGATACTCAACATATTTTGTTGTATGTTGAATTGATTTACATGGTTTGAATATTCCGAAATTGCTTCTTCAAAACAAGCGTAAAAGTTACCAGCTTGTAATTCTATATCTACAAGTGGATAACCAAGTCTTTTTGCACACCAGTCAGCAACATTATCAGCATCAGTTTGGAACGAGGCTTCAGTATCGAAGAATCCGAATGGTGTACTACCAGTTGTAAAACTTGAACTGCCAGGCCAGATAGGAATTTCTATCATTTATTTCTCTTATTTCTGTTCTTCAAAATAGTTCAATATATTGTCAACTATTGGATGGCGATGATTTGTTTTTAGTTCGTACACACCAAGACCAGGAACAGAGCTGACCATATTAAATAAATATGGGAAACCAGAGTCTTTCTTATTCTTTAAATCAGTTTGTGTAACATCACCACAAATTAACATCTTCGAATTTGTACCGAGACGAGAAAGAATCATCTCCATCTGTGACTTTGTTACGTTCTGTGCTTCATCAACAATAACACAAGCATTTACGAATGTTCTACCACGAAGGAATGAAATCGGTGCAATCTCAATGATGTTTTCGTTTATGAGTTTCTCAATCTTTGGCTTACCATATAACATATACATATTTGCATGAATTGGAGCAACCCACGGATTCATCTTTTCTTTTATATCACCGGGTAAGAACCCAATATCTTCGTTAGATACCGTTGGTCTTGTAATGATAATTCGTTCAACTTCACGATAGAAAAGATATTCAAGAGCAATTTGTGTTGCAAGAAGTGTTTTACCCGAACCGGCTTTACCTGTCAGAACCGAGATGGTATCTCTCAGTATATGGGATTTCACTTCTTTTTGTTCTCCGTTCAGAGACATATTGAATTGTATCTTATTTTTGATTTGTTTCCGCCCTTTCTTTATACCTGAAACTTCAATACCAGCAACTTCTTCTTCGAGAATGTATTCTTCTGCATTTTCATTTATCATAAAAACTCCTACAATAATTTAGAAAGGGTTTCTCCTATAACTTTACCGTCTTGTTTTAGTTCCACGAAGGAACTCTCCATATTTTTGGCTTTGTGTGTCCATTCAAATCCAACTAAACCCATTAGTTCCATACCACGCATAATTGGATATACAACAGCAGACCTTGTTCCACGTTGAGTAAAGAATGCTCTTGTTAGTATATCATCTATGTCTTCTATTGATGGGAATATACCACGTTCAGTTTGAACTGAATCAACTAAACCTGAATAAAGTGTTGTTGGTAGGTTTTGGTATTCTTTGAACTCGGTACTAACTCCATCCTCTAATGCCTCGTAGGTTGTAGATAGTTTGTTCATAGAACGACCTGTTTTGTATTTACCACCGTTATGGCGTTGAAGTATAAAGGCACGTTGACAACCATATTCGTGAAGTTGTTGTTCAAGAATTGTTTGAACTAATTTTGATTGGGAAATTTCACGGGTAACTTTCTTGTGTTTATATTCACCATACTTGTACTTGAGGAACCAAGACAAAAACACACCCAAGAGTGTGACAAGACTCGATATTCCGAGTTTTACAAGGTCTATGTAATCTGTGA